CAGTACACGGCGATAGAGCCGCCAGCCGGGACCAGGACCGTTGCGATGCCTTGCGGCGGAACGAAGAAAGCCATGGTTGATTCTCCTGATTAGGGCTGGCTGAACATCACGATGCCGCTCATCTGCGGCTGCTTGTTGACCACGCCGAACAGGGTGTCCAAGCGATACTTGGTCTTCATCGTGTCGATGTCATACCACTTCTGCATCACCAGCTCGATGCCCTGGTCGGTACTGGCGCGCATCACCGCGGTGCCAGCGTCGGTCGGCACCGCATAGCGGCCCGGCAGAATCTCGATAGCGTCCTTGTGCCAGAAGGGGTTCATGTTGCCGGCAGCGGTGTTCAGCCACACGATGGGCGCAGAGGCAGAGGTCGTCGGGATGGTGACGTTCTGGTACTGCGCTTCGGCGTCCGAGCCGCCCTGATTGCTGATCATCGGCGGGCTGATCACGAGCGTGGTCGACGACGGGACCGAGATGACGCGAAACGTCTTCAGCTGGCCGGTGCTCTGCTTGGTGATGTGATGCACCGCGAACACGTTGCCCGCCGTGAACGAATCACCAGGGGCGACGTTGGTCGTGCTGGAAACCGTGATGGTCTGGAAGCGGTTGTCCAAGTTGGACGTTTCGCCAGTGGCAGCCACGACGGTAGCGCGCGGAACCCAGAAGTTATTGGCCGCCGGGAGCGTGCTCATGGTGATGCCGCCGCCACCAGCCGCCGCGGTCTTGCGGACGGCGTAGTCGAGCTTGTAGGTCTCGAAAGACGCCACACGGCCGACAAAGGAGCGGCGCAGGGCGCTGTCGCTGATGTCGTTGCCGAAGCTGCGGGTTGACTTCGCCAGGTCGGACGCCATGCCGTTGTAATCGCGCGTCGACAGCGCGAGGTAACGGTCGCTGTCCATGATGCCCTGCTCATTCATGACCGCTTCGATTTCAGCCACGTCGTCGAAACCGGAAGCTGCGCCCGTGCGCTTGACGAACAGCGTGCCTTGGTTGGCAGCGACGTTCATCACCGCCACGTTGATGTCGCTGGCCAGCTTTTGCTTAGCGGCGGCCCCCAAGCGCTTCTCCTGCAGCGCATCGCGCAGTTCGGTCGCGTTCATGAGCCACGGCACGCCACGGGAAATTCCGATGGTCGCCGGAACCGACAACTGCGTGTAGTCGTCGAAGTTCGTCGTCATATCCACGCCAGCGTAGGACACAGCGATGTACGGCTGCGGACGCCAGATGACGTTGTTTGAGCGCTCCATCAACGTTTGGTCAGTGTTGTAGACCGCGACGTTTCGAGACAGCACGAGCGCATCCTGGAAGCCTTCAAGAAGGTCTTCAAACGCGTTGCGCTCTTCCTTGGAAAACGAGTTAGCCATTATTGGCCCCTTGATGATGAGTTACGGATGACCCCGCCTGGCGGGTTGCCTTCAGTTACTCACGCATCAGAGCCGCGTGGCTGCTCTCCAAGTCTGCTCTGCCATTTGTGGCTGGCGAAACCATGCAGACGGGCCGAATATACATCATCCGGCCCGGGTTGCAATAGCTAGGCCTTTTTCGCCTTCAGTTTCTGCTTGTACGCATGCACCTCTGTGTAATCCCCCGTCTGTGCCGCTTTTTCCCGCAGTCGTTCAAGCGTGGAGTCAGAGCCGCCGCTCACGGGAGCGGTGCCAACGGGGAGTGCGCGCTCAGGCGCCGGGGGTTTTGCGCGGGGGACGATCTTCAACTTGGTGTCCTCGATTCGTGATAGCTCTCGCAGAAACTGCGTCGGCTTTTTGATTGCGGCCAAACGGGCAAGCTCTTTCGGGTTCTTGCCCAGCGCAGCCACCATCACAGCAGGGTTGTCGAGTGCATCGATCAAGATGCCCCGTTGCGTCTGGCTGAAAGCTTCCAACACCGCCGCCTCGGCGTCCTCAAAGTTGCTGACCTTCAGTTCGGCTTTGGCCTTGCCGTAGCTGTCAAGCCGGCTCTTCCACGCGCGCTCGGCCTCTTCCGCCTGGGCTTTGGCCTGGGCTTCGAGCTTCGCCTGTTCGTCGCGCTGGCGATACCACGCTTCTAGGGCCGCTTCGTACTGCTCAGTGTTGTAGTCGCTGCCCTCAAGCGTGGGCTTTTCACCCAGCGGCTTGACCTTCGGCGCCACCTGATCGCGGGCTTCGTACTCGCGCACCTTGCGCTGCAGCTCGCGGTGTTGCTTGCGAAGGTCGCGCACCCACTCGGGGGCCTTTTCCTGTTCTTCCTCGGCCGGGGTCTCGTCACCGATGGCGACGGTGATTTCCTCCGGTTCGGGCTCCGCTTCTGGCGCTTGTTCTTGCTCGGGCACCTCTTCCGGCTCGGTCTCAGGAACCTCGATTTCCTCTTCGACTGGCGTGTCTACGTCTTGCATGCTCTGCCTCTCGCGCGTTAACGGCCGCGCGGTTGCCGTGGCGTCAACTGACGCCGATCTTGCTTAGGGTTTCCGCCGCCCTGGCATCGGACAAGCGGGCGTCAGACTGCGCCTTCTCGGCCTTCGCCAGCGCTTCAGTAGCTGCGGCGCGCATCAGGTCGGCGTTCGGGTCGGGCTGCGCTTGGGCCTGCTGCATGGCTTGCGCTTCTTCGTCCGTGGGCTTCAGCACGCCCATCTGAACCAGTTGCTTGCGGAAGTGCTCGTTGATGTCGCTCAGGCCCTGGCCTTCCATGTTCATGAGCGCGGCGGCCTGGAGAATCTTCTGAGTCTCCGGGTCTTGAGAGAGCGCCATCATCTGCGTCAGCGACTTGACCGTGGCCGCGCGCTTGCTGCTGCTGCTGGGGCCTACGTCGGTCGTCACGTCATATTGCGCATCGGACAAGTCGTTTTCGTACTCAATCTCGCCATCTTTGCCCACGATGGGGCGCATGAGTTCGACCGTGCTCGACTTGCCCTGCGCGCCGATGCCCTTCATCTTCCGGCCGGGCTCGACGTACAGCTCACGGGCCATGCCGAGCCACACTTCGCCGCAGCGGCGGATGGCCTTGGCAAAGTTGCTCATGTAGATGAACGTCTGCATGTCCAGGCGCTGTTGCACCATCTCGACGGCCTTGCCCGAGACATTGGCGACCACCTTGTCGCCCTGCTCTTGGTTGCCGAGAACGTCCTTGATGTCCTGCTCCACGATCTGCAGCAGGGCAGCCATGGCGGGCGGGATCTGAGGGCTCTTGGTGTAGGCGATGGGGCCGGCGGGTTGCTGCGAGCCATCCGGGCCGATGATCGGGTTCAGCAGCAGATAGGCGTACTGCTTGAGGTTGTCTTCGGCCCACATCATCTGGTGCCCGGCGATCTGCTCGGGCAGCAGGATCGGCTTTTCCACGCTAGACAGCGCGCTGATTTCGGCCAGCTTGGAGCGCTGCATGTTCGCTAGGCGCTGAGCATCCTTGGCGAGCCGGACATGGCCCATGCAGCGCTCCACGTTGTCCACGAACCAGCGCTTGCCGTAGGTGACGATGATCGGGATGTGCCGGCCAGCGATATACCCGCAGTCTTCCAGCACCTTGGCGCCGCTCAGGAGGTACTTGCGCACCTTGCGCACCTTGATGCGCTTCTCGCCTACTTGGCGCGAGCCGATGGCCTCAAGCTGGGCAATCGTGTCCTCGTCTAGCTCGCTTTCGCGGTAACGCTCCTCTTCTCCGTCAAGTCCCTGATAGATGCGGACGGTTTCCGAGCGCTCTTCGACACGGTAATACTCGGCCACGTACACCACATCGGGCGTTGACCAGTCGAATTCGTGCTGGTGGATGTCCTTCGGCCAGCTAGCGGGGTCGTCGCCCCATGCCTCTGTGTACGCCGCGGGCGTCATGCTCGTCAGGACGAAGCAGCGCCTAGCGTCTCCCTTGTCCTGGCGCTTGGACTGAAGATCGAAGAAGACCGAGCTATCAGCATCGAAGATCGGCTCGATCTTGATGCGCTGGCGCTCGTCTTCGTCGTCTTCCTCGTTCTCATACGCCGCCCGCAGGCGCCATGCCCCGATGCCACCGCCGACAGCTTCCTCGAAAGCGTTGTCATACGCTTCTTCAGCGCTTGAGTCCTGTTCGTCAGCCCGGTACAAGTCGTCGCACACATCGGCAAGGGCGTCATACTCCGCGCCTTCCTTGCTCACAAAGTCGACCGTGACGCGGTTCGCCCGGTACTCGCTGAAGATGCGTTGGACCGCAAGCGCGATCTTGTTCACCTCCATCTTCGGCTTGTTCTCGAACTGCGCGCCTAGCGGGCCTTCCCATTGAGCCCCGGCGATGCTGTAGAAGCGCCGATCCTGCAAGCACTGCTTCCGCTCATCCCGCACAGCCGACTGGATGGCGTCGAACTCGGCCATCGCTTCCTGATGGATGTCGTTCAGTCGCTCCTCTTTGGTTTGGCGGGCCATTGGTGGTTTCCCTATTGCGCGTGGTGGCCGATTATGCTACCTGCTCCAGTGGTGCGCTATAGGCATGGGCACAGCGGCCGGCGGCTTTGCTGGCGCGGTCACGGCAGGAAACAGGGCAGTCAAGCCCCAGATGAGCGCATCGGCGCGGTTCGGGCTGCGGCTTCCGGTGTAGCCCGAGGTCGAAAACCCGGATAGTTCGTCCTCAAGATCAGGGAACATGCCGACATGGCGGACCTTCCCCTGTTCGTACAGGGCGGAGCACGGCTCGGCGCGCACGACCTTGCCACGGCTGGCGGTCACGGCGCGGAACGGCGTCCGG